TTTTTTGCTTCTCTTTTGCGCGTCAAGCTGCCGGATAAAGCGCGCGCTTTTCCGCCCAATGGAGAAGGCTACTCCGTGATCCGAAAGCGTATTGATTTTAGCGGCTGTGACAACATTATCCGGATATTGATATTTTGGAAACTTCTTTTTTTGCTCTTCGGATATCTTCTCCTTTGCCTTGCTTATCCTTCTCTGCAGCTCCGGAGCTGTCCGGCATAATGTGTCTGGCTCTAAATTTGTACAAAATGCCGTTCTTACCTTTGCACCGTTTTCGTATTCTAATTTCCCTCCGGCAAAAACCGCTGTGTCTTCAATCGCGGCGGAAAATATCGTTAGTGCTGGAGCGAAAATGAAATATTTTATTCCATTTTTCAGATAAAACCTTCTTATTTTCGCAAGAATTGAAAACGGCGGATTATCAACAACTATCTTCCCGGCATAATCCTCTTTTTCATAATCAGCGCCCGGCCAGAACGGGCGTATAAAGTTGTTCCGGTCAAGCCCGTAGTGATCTGCCACATATCCGGCCACTGCCTCATAGATCAAATCAGGCGTATAGCAATCGTCTGTTGTCTTTTTTGGCTTGAACTTTTCAACAAATTCTTTGTAGCTTTCTTTTTTTGCCATCTATGCAATTTCCTCATTCAGCAGCGCGATTCCCCGCGTCCGCTGTTCCTGTGCTTTAATTCTCCTGATGTCCGCCTGGTCAAAACCTAGCATTTCAAGGAAAACATCTGTTTCTGAAAACCCTTCCCGCACCGACGCTATTTTTATTGCGGCGTCTGCAGTCACAGCCACAGATGGCATTGAAGGATTCTTGAAGTGCGCAATTACGTTTTTGTTTTCTTCCGGCAAGGAATCCGGCGTAGTATTCAATTCGACGGCCTGCGCCATTCTAGCGATGCTGTTTAGCCTCTCGCCGTTTTCCTGGTTCAGCCGCTCCGCCATGGCCACAAGCGTCTTGGTTTGTGCCGTGATGGCGTCAGAGCTTGTCGGGTTCGCATCGTTGATAACGCCGGTATCCGTGACCGGAAGGCCGGTGGCCGCGGAAAACTGTGTAGCAAGAAGGCGCATCATCTGGATGTGTGGCTCAATGTTGCCCTGCTGCAGCTGCCCGAATGCTGGATTTTGTCCTGTCTCCGGATTCTGCGTAGCCGTCAAGATGCTCCCGACGTATTGTCTGAACTTATTGTCAATAACGGAATCGTACATGTCGTCCGTCACGCCAAGCAGATATTTCTGCGGGCTGGTAGCGAATTCAAGTCCTATGGTGGCATTGGCCACGGTCCGGATGTACCCTTGTATCAGTGATCGGATTGGCTTCTTAAGTCGCGACTGCCCGAAAGGTTTTGAGCTTGTGGCATTCCAGATTAGCGGCTCAATCATCGGCGCGCCAAACCTGTGCGGATAGCGCTGCGCAAACCACCTTCCGCCAATGCGGTGAAGCTCCCATGTGTCTGTATCTGTATACAAATTCACATATTCCGGGATCCAGTCTTTATTGCTTTCATCATCCCGCAAATCCTCGAACGCGAACGCATAGCCAATCCTTCCGTTCTTTTCATCCCAAGCCGCTGCAGCGCATTCCGGTGATATGAAGCGGATCCGCGCCGCGCCTGTGGTGCCGCTGACGGAAGCAAAGGAGCATCCGTACTTCAATTCGTCCTGGCACGCTTTCAGGTATTCCGGAATTAAATTATTCCGGTCAACGATCCGCGCCATGAGTTCCGACGCCCCGCCATCATCCGCCACGAAGCCGTCAAACATTGATCTTCTGGCCAGAACGTCAACGGTGTTGGTTCCCCACGCGCATCCGATTTTTAACTTTCTAAGATTTGCCGGAAGCGCGATGCCTAAATTCACCTCGCTCAGCCTTATGTCTCCATCGTAATAATGGCTTTTCACCTTGTTCGGATACCGGTGATAATCGTAAATGTACTTTAACCGGTTAAGCTTCTCTTGCTCTTCTTCCGGCAGGCCGTCCACGCGGCCGAATGCAAAATTTCTCATTAGCCGATCCTCATTCTTTTCGTCGGGTCTCTTCTACTGTTTCTCGCGCCCCACAATGCAAGCGCGGCGGCTTCTATGGCTATGGAGTTTTCTCCGCCGAATCCCCAGCCGCCAGATATTTGCCGCTTTATTGACGTTGTTGCGCTCTCTGACAATTCTTCCTGGAATTTATACCAAGTTACGGTTTTTTCCGTCAGCTCATTCACAAGCTGACTTGCGGCCGCAACTACGTGTTTGCCAGAAGGCGTTATAATCGAGTCTTTGAAATTCCATGTTTTTTCAATCTTTTCAATCAGGTAATCCACGTGATTCTTTCCGTCAATAACTACGCATGAAGCCTTTTTACTTCTCTGGTTCAGCCAATCGGCCAACCACTGCAGGCCCTGTCCTGTGTTCGCCTGTTTTATCAGTGATATTCTGGCAGGCTGATCCTTTGGGCAGACCGCGCCGCACAGCGCAACGGCGGACCCATCAATCGAGAACTTGACGCCGTACGCTGTTTTACCTTCCGGCTTTTTATCTTCGGAAGCGCATGCCATCCACAAATCTTTAGGAATTGCGTATTCTTCTGACTGCCTGACCTCGCTCCACCATCCGAGACGCTCACGGGCAAAGGTGTCTGCATCCATCTGCTCGCACTCTGATTGAATGGTTGTCAGAAGGATCCTTCTGCCCAAGGCCGGATTTGTGGCTGCCCACCGCCTTTTATCTGTCACATCTCCAATCTCTTTGACCGAAAATTCTGTCCAAGAAGTGGCCTCCGACTTTCCGCCAAGCGCCTTGTCTCGAATCCCACGAAAAACACCACCGTCACATTTCTCGTCCGGTGGTGTCCCTAAATAAATTGTTTGCGGATTCTGTGAGGCGGATATTGCCGGAAGGAAAGATGCTTGCTGTTCGCTTGTCAGCTCCTGCGCCTCGTCGAAAATTAAGCAGTCACCGTGTAAGCCGCGGCCGCCGTTCCTTGTCCGGGCAACGAATACTATTCTCCCGCCATTCATCAGGAAAATCTGTTCACGTCCTATGGCGGACTTTATGTCTTTGACGTACTTGCTCAGTGCTTTTGTCTCGAAAAGCCCTCTAAGCTCCATGAACGTCTCTGTGGACGTTTTTTGCAAGTGCGCTGTGTAAACTACCCATTCCCCCAGCATGGCCATGCCAGCGGCGGATCTGCCGGAAACGATCAATGTTTTCCCGTTCTGTCTCGGAACGGCCAGCCCGCAAGTTGGTGCCGCCCAGATTCCGGAAGCCGTGCGCCCCATCCAGTCACACATGACATTTTCCTGCCAAGGATCCACTATCAGCCCGGCGGCCGCTAGAATGTCCGCTGCATCATGCCCGTCTGTATCGTCGTAACTAGGCGCGATTCTTGCGGACGGCGTTTGGCTTCCCGTTAGATTTTCTTCTGCTAAGAATGTCGGCAATCTGGTCAGCCTCCTGCTTTACATCTTCTTGCGTCAGCTCCTGCCATTTTTCAATGGCTGCCATGTCGCCTTGTGCTGCGTTCGAGAAGATCGACGCAACAATAATGGCGTTATTTGTGATTTCATCCGGCTGGAATCCGAATTCTTCCAGCTTGTCGGAATATTCTTTACTTTTTACTTTTGACCGGCCAAAATCTTTTGCAATTCCGGCAAGGTCTTTTGATCCGCTTGCCATTTTTTAATACCTCTGTCTGCTGTTCAGACGCTGGAAGATCTCTCTATCCTGTCTTCTTTGCGCCCTCTCATATGCCGAGCTTGTTATATATCTTTTTGTTGCTTCGCCGAACCCGTTTACAAATGGCTGCTTGTAATTGCGTTTATCCTCTTTGGCCCTCTTCGCGGCTTCTCGCCCTCGCTTGTCCTGAAGGAGCCTGTGTGCGTTTTGGTATCTTCTTTGCGTTTTGTAGTAATCGTTAGAAGCTTTTTGGAAGTCTTTGTACGCCTTTGTTCCATCTTTTGCCGCTCCTGGCTCCATGGCCAACGACATTTTTTTGTTTGCCTTTCTCAGCATTGCGTCAGAAAGCCTTTTTTCAGAGCTTTCAAGGCTCCGCCTTTTGTATGTAATTCTGCGTGACTTTGCGCCTCCGCCCTTGCTGTTTTTCCCGGATCCTGTTCCGCCAGAACTAGCCTTTTTCGCCATCGCCCAACATCTCCTTTATGTTTTTCCATAAATTCTGCGATCTGTTGTCTTTGTTGTTTGAAAAGATAGTTATGTTTTCTTTTCCATCAATAACAAGATATTTTTCCATAATTCCGGAATAGATTTTTTCGACGAAATCATATACATCCGGATCATGTGTAATAAAAAATGTTTCTAAGTTCCGACTACTGGAAAGATTGGCCGAGCCATGAATAACTAACCTATTCTCGCCGTAGTCAATCAATGCGATTTTTGCATGGCTTCCAACAACGGCCATTTTGACCGGGAGGCCGGAAAACTCGCGAATCAGATAAGGGATTAAGCCCTGCCGCTCAACTCCGACAAAATAACTGGAAACGATCAAATTTAATTCTTCAACCCCGAGATATTCCACCAAATTAACCAACGAATCTACATTCTCTTCGGACATGCCCAGCGTGCTAACGTACATCTTCTTGACAGGAATGCCTGCTTTATCTATCAAGGCTTCGAAAATGTCTCCAAAAATAAAAGACCCAGACACCATACAAAAATAATCCTGTGTGATGTCCAGATCTTCCGCCATTTCCTGCGCGTTTTTGTAACATACCGGCTTGTATGGAATCCGTGCCGCCCGGATATACTCTTTTTCGGTCGGTTCTGGCGGATCCGCAAACAGGTCTAAATTTAAGTCAAAATTAAGGTCGGGAAAGTCCATATTTTTTCCTCGCGTGATCTCATTGCGCTTTTGCGCCTTTTGACGAATTGCAATGCTTGCAAGCAAGTTGAATGTTACTAAATTTATCTGCGCCACCTAGTTTTAGCGGAATAATGTGGTCAACGGTCGGGTATTTCCTCCCGTAGCGCTTCCGCCCGTCATCGCCTATCCACGTGTCATCTGGATCAACATCCATCCGTAATGTACATACATGGATCTTGTTCCGTGCTCCACCATTTAAAAAACTCCTACCAGTTATTTCAAAAATCCGCTCGTGTAAGTCGGCGCTGGGACGGTGAGGTCGCCGCCATACCCTTAGGGGGTACCCTCCCCACCCTCAGAGCAGGGAGCACGCTCCGCCGTCACCAGTCACCATCTGAAATATTTACAAGTGCGCTTTTTTTCACGCCTTTTCCTGGCAATACCGTCCGGGCGCCCTTCGCGGCGTTACAACAATAATGCGCTGGCTGTAAGTTATTCCAGTCTTCTGCTGCTGCTCTGGCTGACGGGTATCCGAACTCGCGCCATCGGCTGACAGGCTTGATCTCGTCAATTACAAAGGACAATGGATGCTTCGAGTCACTCGGTTCATCGTAATGAATCGGCCCGAGTCTTCCGCCACAGATCCCGCAAGGCCCGCCGATTGCTTTCAACCTTGCCCGGTTCTTCCGCCGAAGATTCCCGTTCTGATACCTCGGGTTCGTTCCCATTCCGCCATCCTCCTACACCCGCCCCGGCTTTCCTGGATGCCAGGGCATAAAAATACCCCGGCATCTTGCAGTGATGCCAGGGTACATATTAAGCTTAGGCCGGAACGATACCAGTCCTAAAGCAGCGAATACGATGGGCTTACACCCATAGTGCTATAGTATTTAACCAGCTATCTGCATGCTGGAACGAAACAAACACATCATACAGTTGATGCCAGGCGCCAATAACAGATTCCTTTTGGGATTTGTTATTTTTTACCAATACCATAATATCACAAACCATAGTGCCAAATAGTGCCATCTTTCACGGTAAGGAGTCGAGGCCGTCTTTATACCGGCGGTACACCGTGCGTCTTGACATGCACATGATCCTGCCTATCTGCTCAAGGCTGTACTTGTTCCCTGATAGGAAATACAGATGCAGTACCTGCCTTTGCTCCGGGTCCTTGACACCTTCCACCAGATCATACGCCGCTTCATACTTGCCATATATCTCCGCAATAGAATCCTTGATTTTCTTCTCAATTGGCTCCATGCGCTCCGCCATGGTTAGCAGTGGGTCCGTCGGTGATGTCTGCACTGGATCCGTATCATAGCGAATCCCCTTCGGCAGCAGGCATAGCCGGATGTTGTCTAGCTCCGCTTGTTTGATTTTTATTTCGTGGAGTGAATTCCTCACGTCGAACAGTAAGCTTTTCGAATTCATGTCTACACCTTTTCTTTGCTGACTCCAACACTGCATCCGCGTCTATCTCCGTGAATTCTACCAATGGATGGTTTTTGAGCCGCCGCGCCGCTGCCATCCTCTGCGCTCGGAAGCTCATCCGGTTGCTTATGTCTGTGGCTTTTAGCTCTGCGATATACATGCTCTTAAATTCTTGCAACAGGCTTTCAGCAATCCTTTCCGCCAGATGCATAATTCCTTCGGCGTCAACCGTTTTAGTTGTCAACGGCTTCTCTAACATGTCATGATCCTCCGTGTGCTTCCTGGCGTTCCAAAGCTTCACCGCCTCTTCCGGCGTCCGCCCGTATGCAGTCCGCTCACCGCAGCCCTCGCAAATCAAGCGGTACTCTATGGCGGCTGCTGGGGTTGTCGGCTTGTATCCCAGAAGCCCTATGTATTTGCATTCGCATAGCGGGCATGGCTTTGCATCGGCAATATCTTTTATGTAGAAAGTGCCTTCCGCCTTCGGCAGCTCTGTGCGCCAGGCCTTCTTTACATGTTTACTTGCCATGTCTACCTCCCGGAACTTCCAAATCCATTTGCACCCCTGTCTGTATCCGGGAATCCTGTGACTTTCACCAGCTCCGGAATCATGCATGGAATAATTAAAAGCTGTACAATTTTATCGCCTGCATGGAATTCATACGGCTCGAATCCGTCATTATAAAGCTTTGCTTTGATGGAACCGGTGTAACCGGAATCAATCACGCCGCCTTTTGAAACAACTCCATACTTGACGTTTAACCCGGACTTGCTTTCCAGCTTGCCGTAGTACCCGGCCGGGATCTGGATGTGAACGCCTGTGTCAATCACAGCTGAATCGCCCGGCTGGATCGTCACATTTTCCGGCGCCCGGAGATCCATCCCTGCATCTGTCTCATGCGCCCGGACGGGCATGTATGCGAATTCATCTAACATAATGTTTACCTTTGGTTTGAACATTTTTTATTCCTCCGATTTCTAAAACCTATTTTTTATATTTCCACAAAGCAATTTGAATCTTCTGTATATAATTTTCTAAACCCATTAAATAGTGATCCGCATTCCCCACGCGATAAAATGCACGCAAGACCGTTTATAAATGCTGTGTTGTTCTGACTTGTTTTTGCATTTACGCTATTTACAAACACTTGTGCAAGCCGCAATGTGTCTCTTCCTTCTTTCGTCTCGCATTCATTCAGAGACTTGTTGAATTTTTTGATATACTCCGCGTTGGCTTGATAGATGTGCGCAGCTTTTTCCATGCCTTCATGTGAGCTTATAAATTCTTTAATCCTGTCGTACTTTGGCTTTAATGTTTTTGCATAATTTATCTGAGACTTAATGGCTTCTAGCTTTACTCTCGCTTCTTCATCCTCTTTATGCAAATCAATAAGCTCTAGTAGTTTTGGGTTGTTTGAACATACAGCAAAGCATAATTCCGCTGTTTTGCTATTTGCCATTTGCGCAGTGGCTCCTGCTTTAATTAGTGCGTCTTTGTATAACTTATAGTTTTTTAATCCATCGAATACCGCCATTTATTTCCTCCTGTAATTTCTGCGCCACAAACAGGGCAATCTAGCGTGAGCGTTTCGGCGTTATTGATATAGTCCTCCATCCGGTCAAGTTCAATTGACCGATTTCCCGCGGAATTTACAAAACTTTCTGCGGATTCTCCACTGGCCTGCTCTAAATCTTTAATTGTTTTAAGTAAAGCATCTGCATCAATCGCTCTCATTTCATCTCCCCCATTTAATAAGCAACAGCTTCCTGGAAGCTGACGAAAAAGTGTATCCCAGGCGCGCACTCTATCCATCTGTCTTCTTCAAAATTTTTGGCGTATACAGTCTTTCCGACTTCATACACAAAGTTTATGTCGTATTTGCTCACAGCTGTTTTTTTATCAGATTCCGTGAAGTTATAATCCCAAAACCGCACAACTCTAGCCTTGTCACATCTGCATTTTCGCCCCGCCGCCGACAGCCTCTTTGCATCTGCCGGAATTTCCAGCTCTGCAATCACATAATCACGACATTTTTTAAAGCCTGTGAAAGATCCAACTTCTGGGCAAGCGTAGGGGATGTATGGTAGATTTGCGCCCTGCAAATTGGCATATTGTAATTTTGCGTCACTCAAATCGCTCCCGCGTAAGTCAGCGCCCCGCAAGTCAGCGCCACGTAAGCTAGCGCCTCGCAAATCGCTATAGCGTAGGTCGGCGCCACGCAGGTCAGCGCTGCGCAAATCGGCTCTATACAAATCTGTTTCATGCAAGTCAGCGCCACGTAAGCTAGCGCCTCGCAAACCGCTATAGCGTAGGTCGGCGCCACGCAGGTCAGCGCTGCGCAAATCGGCTCTATACAAATCTGTTTCATGCAAGTCAGCATTGCGCAAATCGGCGTACGGCAAATAGACTCCGTGCAAGTCGTATCCATGCAAGTCGACTCCGTATAAGTCAGCTCTCATGTGTTCCCACCCGGTGCAGTCTGCAGCGAACCAGTGCTTGTGATTTTCTAATATTTCATGAATTCTTTCTCTTTCAGTCATCAAAAAGCCTCCGCGCGCCCCACAGCACAAATTCCACCATAAGTTTCACAATGTTTGTATCTTCGTCAAGTTCCTTCTCTTCGGCGAGCAGCCGTTCGTTAAACCACTTATATTCCGCCGAATCCTTTTTAAACATACATCTGTACATAAATGTGTACACCGCCTGCGCGGCTTTATAACTATCATAATTATCAGTCATCTTTTTTCTCCTGCCTTTCTTTCAACTCTCTTTCAATCTCTTTTTCTGCTGCCAGAAGCATCCGCCCGATAAAATCGGCGTACTGCTTGCCGCACTCTTCCACCAATGCCCGGAAGGTCAAATCCTCGTCTTTGACGAGATCATCAAACCACCTGTCGGAATCCACTGCCCGCATATGCGTCGCATGGAATTTCCAGACTGCTGAATAAATTTTGTAATAAGTTTTCTTTTCATCCATTTTTCACCTCCTGCCTTCTGGTAACATGCGGTAACCAAAAGGTATCAAAAATATCATTCGCATTTGAAACGCTGAAACCATTGAAAATACTGTGTTTGGGCTATGTGGGTAACAAAGTAACAAAGTAACAACAGGCTTTCCTATATAGCAAAAATAAAAATGTTGTGTGTCATCACTCTTACCTCCCGGCATACCCCTATATTTTTTTTATGCATATAGCATGGTTTTCGGCTGTTACCACTGTTACTTTGTTACCTTTTGGATTTTTTGCGGAATATCACGGAATATTGCGGAATATTTTCAATCGAACGGTAACACGTCAATGTCATCTGTAACACTCCATTCATCTTCTTGCGGCAAAACTAGCCATACACAGCGGCAATTTTTCCCGGCAATCTTTTTTTGCTTTGTCTGATTTTTGCCATCAGTCACTATCAGCCCTTTCCGATCAGCCCAGTTTAGGAAGGATTTCCTTGAGTAATTCCCTTCGCTGCAAACGGATGTGAACGCTTGGTTGAAAAATATCGCGTAGCCCCCGTGTTCAGAAACAACGCCCCAATGTTCTAAGTTCGTGGCAAGGTCGAAACGTGCCGGATTCATGGCCACTTTGTCGACCAGATACTCATAACAGCGTTGGTTGTCAGATAGCTCAGAATGCGAAATAAGGCACTTTCTTGCATCATCTAAGGAAATGTATATACCGTCATTGAAAATAGCATCTGTGGCTATCCTGTCAGCTGTAAGCACCGCGGCAAGGCTGTCAATCTGTTTCTGCATCGCGCCGGCATCGGCCAGCTCTGCCCGGAACCCATTGAAAAGATCAATGATGGAATCCCGCGGCATGGTTTTGATATGCTCGACAAATAATTTCCCCGCAAATCCAAAGTTCTTTTTCACTGTTTCTGCGGTCTCTGCCGGATTTTCAAAAACTTCCGGCATGCATTCGACTTCCAGAATTCTGTTGATCGCGCCGCCTTGGCTGACGTAGTAGCTCAAAGGCCGCTCGCCGTTCGTGATAAAACAGCATGACCAGTGATTTTCGCGGTTGATTCCCAACTCTTTGTTGGAACGGGTTTTTCCTTTACCGGAGCAAAGATCGTATACAATTCCTTCAAAATTATTCCGCACCCTGTCGGATGTTTTTGATGTATCGTCCAGGATCATGGGCAAGTTATTGAGCATGTCCGCCCGGGCTTCAAGGGCTGTATCTGTGGTTTTCAGATCGCCTATATAAGCGGCGTCTTTTGGATCGGCCCAGATGGATGCAGCTACCATTTCCGCGACGGTTTTGCCGCCTTCCGTCTCTCCAAACAGATCGACAAAAAACGGCAAATTGCCGATAATCGGAATCAGTACGCTGCTGAAACTGGCAGCCATGAGCATGGCCACTTCTATCCGGCCGCGCTGGCGGATCTTTTTTATATGATCCAGCCACGTCTGCCATGACCCCTCTGACCGGATCGACGCGAAAAGCGACTTAAACCGGGAATTCCCATCAAAAAGGATTTCGGTGTCGTACGGTATAAAATCCGCGCCATGCCATCCAAGCTTACTGGTTGAAAGCGTTTCTCCGATTTCAAAGTCGTTGTACGCTTCCACGTCCGACAAATATCTGACAAGGTACTTTGCGTTTTCGGAAGTCACGGCAATGCCATAGTCCGACAACGCCACGATTTTATTGGCGGAAGATACCACGGATTTTTTTATGGTCAGCTCCTGCCACTTGCCCCGGCGTTTGAATGCCAGAACAACATGCTCCTCGCCGGTTTCCAGATTTTTCAGCCGCGCCTTCGGGTAAATCGGATGCGGGCATGCGACGAATGTGCCGCGCTCCGTGTCTATCTCAATTCCGGATTCCGTCGCAATCCATACGCCGCAAGGCCAATGCATGTCGCTGCCTTCTGCATCTTTGAAATTTGTGTGGTTATTTACAACCACCGACGTGTTGTTATTGCGCTGCCGCTCGCGCTCCTCGCGTTGCGCCTGCTTGAAAAGGCGGTTGAACGTTCGCACAAAATTATCAAAAGTTGTCGCACATTTTAGCTCCACCGCCCTCCTGCGCATCTTTGCAAGGATCTCCGCCCGCATCAGTTCATCCGGTAAGTCGTAAACGGAGACATATGTGTCAGAGATTTCAAAATCATCCACTTCCATGGCGTCTATTTCTTGCTGTGTCAAAAATTATCACCTCGCTTTCATATGGGATTTTTTCGCGGACGCTGTGAATATAAAGTTGATACTGCAGGGCGTTGTAGGAATCCACCCATACATCCGAGTACACCGGCGCCCGCCGGACGGTATCGGAATAAATATCAATTAACATTTTGTTCAGCTCACGCGCCGACTGCCGCCGCGCCTCTTCTGCCTCTTTGCGCTCGCGCTCTTTCTGGCGCTTATATCGCGCCATTTTCGCACGGAAGCCGTTACTGCTGGAATCATGCGGGTAATCTCCGCCAAGGCTCAAAAACGCCGTTTTAAAGTCGCATTTATCCATCAACATAACGAACTGGAAAATATCTCCATTTTCACCGCAGCCGAAGCAGTGAAACGAATCTTTATATACCTTGAGTGACGCGCCTTTATCGCCTTGATGGAAAGGGCAGTGGATGAACCCCGCCCGGTTTGGCCGGAACCCGTACCGTTCCACCACCTCGGCCATGGATACGCTTTTTTTGATCTCTTCTGACGTCATGACAATATCTCCAAAATCCGCGCTCCTGTGTCACCCTTCTCGCAAAACTCAAAGCGCACACCGTACTTTCTTGCCAGTGTGGTCAGAATTTTGTATAGCGTCTCTCCGGTCGTGGCTTTCGTCTCGACCGTACGCCACTTGCCGCCAAACTTCTGACGCTTGTGCCGCCGCGGATTGTCCCAGAATATCACATCTTCCAAAGACTCGATGTCTTTCCCGTGCTCTACCAGAATCACAAGCTGAATCCCTGCTTCTTTCGCTCGGACAAGCTCTGCCCGGAAGCGCTCATGATCCTGGCAGACATTGGAGCAAAGTTCTGAAAGGTTTTGCTTCCGGTCAACGATCAACCGCGGATTGTCAAGGTTTTGATAATCCCCAACCCATAATTTTGTTGATTTGTGACTGACGCCGCGGCGGTCAAATTCTTCAATTATCTTTTTTATCGCCCGCGCTTTTTCACGGGAATCTATAAAAATTGTCATATTAGGCTACCTAATTGAACGGGAGTTCCTCATCAATGCCTTCCGGAATCTGCATGAATCCATCGCCGACAGGCTCGCCGGTCTGTCCGGAAGGTTCTGCGCTGGTGGAGTTTTTAGACTCGACAAATTCCACGCTTTCCGCGATCACATCCGTCGTATACACTTTTGCCCCGTCCTCTTTCGTATAACTTCCAGTCTGGATCCTTCCGGTGATCCCGATCCGGCTGCCTTTATGGAAATACTTTTCAATAAACTCCGCGGTCTTGCCAAAAGCAATAATTCCGGGAAAGTCCGCGTCTGGCTGGCCCTCTTTCTTCCAGCGCCTATCTACAGCGATGGAGAACCTTGCGATACTTGTGCCGCCGTTGCTGTACCGAATATCCGGGTCGCGCGTCAGGCGGCCGACTAACTGTACTGAATTCACTTATTTTCCTCCTCCTGCTTCTTCTTGATTCTGTCGATGTTCTTCTTGATGTTTAAATATTTTGCATATGTCGCATCTGCGAGTTTATTCATGCTATACAAGGCATTAACGTATTCCACGCGGATCTTTTTGTCTGCGAAAAGCTGCATGAGTTCGTCGCGCTCTGCGTATGTGATCTTTGAAAGCATGTCTCGCTCAGGATTCACGCCACCCGCTGCCGATGCGCTCCCTTTTTTGACGGAAGTATCAGCTTTTTTTGCGGATGATCCGCCAAACATGTACACAACTGCGCCTGAATCGTTGACAATGGTCAGCTTTTTAATTCTGGATCTTTCGTCGTACTCAATATTTTTTACGTGAAATTTTTCATAGCAGGCCAATTTTCCGTTCCGGCCTGATGAAATTTTTACCTTGTTTGAATTGATCCAGATGAAGGGCGCCGTGTACAGCTCGCGCCCGATGCCCCAACAGGTGGAGGCGCGTTTGAAAGAGCTTGAGGCAAGCCCCTTCTCCCTCTCAATATTTGACTCTGTACCGGTGTCCTCTTTCGAGATCCACTCGCCTTTGCTTTCATCAAACAAAGACACGGTACAATTCGCGTTTTCGCGACTGTACGACTTTTTCCAGTTGTAGGCGCCGACAGACTCGTCCAAGATGTTCATATCGCAGCGCGCGTCCTTGTACAGTACTAAGGCCAGGCCGTTTTCGGTGATTGTCTGCACCCGGCACTCTATCTCGTCCGCCCGAAGCAGGCGGAATAGTCTTTTTTCTTCCATTTTTGTCTCCTATCGAATCCGCAGGCTTTCTGTCTGCGAAAGATGTGCAATTCCGTGCAGATCCTCGCCAGCCTCCAAGGCCTTCTTTAGCTTCTCTTTGTTTACTTTTGGCTCCTGCCAGATCAGGAAATCCGCCGGAATATTTCGCGGCTCTGCATCCACCACCACGGCGGCGGGGTTCTTCTGGATGCCAAAAGAGAATAATTCGCCTTTGATCTTCCTTTTGCCTGTCTGCTCCATGGCCGTCTGCATCATCTTTTTGATGCGATCAATTCCGGCTCTGGCAACCCTTGCCTTTTCCGTCAGCCTTGCCGCCTCTACTTTAAACGCGGCTTCATCTGCTTGTAGATTTTTAATCACTTTGGCGCAAGCTTCCAGCTTATCCGCGATTTCGCCGTCTATTGATTCCATAGTGTCCGTCAGAGTTTTTGCATCCACCTCCGGATCCTGTGCCCACTCCTGCAGGATTCTTGCCTGCTCTGTCAATTCATACAAATTCATCTATAATAGTCCTCCGTACGCTTCACAAAATTCTGCTCGACGTAATCCGCCCAACATACATCGCAGCGGATTTCGCCTTCGAAGTCGTAGAGCCAATCTTCTAAGATTAGCTCGCCGCAGTCGCAGCACCGCGGGAGATGCCGCTCTTGCCATTTTTCAATTTCGTCCTGGTGCACCTCCAGGCGCTCAAGCGGGTCAGGCACTTTTTCTAGCATTTTTCGTCCTCCTCGTTCGGGTCAAAAACTTCCATCCAATGCGTAACGGAATCGATCGCGCTGGACAAATGCACGAACCCGGTAACGGGATCCTCAATGGCGTTCCAGGCGTTTTCCTTTTTCACATATGGCATGCATAGCCAGAAGCCTCCGTCGCTGTCTCTGTACTTTGAAAAAGCCATATAGTATCCCGACTTCTTTGGCGGATCTGCCGCCGCGTTGTGGATTTCAATTGCTTTTTTCATTTTCCTTCCTCCTGAAAATCAATTAACTCAAAGGCCTGCTCGATAACTTCGGAAGCCGCCTCTTTCATCGACATATTCGCCGCGTTTGAAATTTCCACCAGGGTGTTATAGGCTTCCGGCGTCAGGCGCACTACGGAGCATTCGCCCGGCTTTAATTTTTCAATTTGTTTCTTTTTAATTACAATCGGTTTGCTTCTCATATTTTCCTTCCCTCCTATTTTTTTAGTATTCAGACACGACAAACAGGATCAGCGCCAGGAACAGCATCAGAACGCCCCCTATTATGTCCGGTATCACGTGGCCTGTTCTGGTGGAAATCAGGCCAAAAAACGCAAAGCTGGTAAACAGAGCGAAGACGCTCAGCCAGTTCATAAAGATTTTGTGCTTCTTTTTCATCATCCTTTTACCTCCTCGCAAAAATACCCAAGCGCGTCCATGGCCTTCTGGCGGTCAAAGTCCGGCACATCATCCGGATACGTGGCCAGCATTTCCCGGAATTTCAAAAAGTCAAGGAACGCCGCCGTATTAACAAGCAACCGTTTACCATGGCCCACGATGTCATATAGGCTGTATCGCTCCAACAGGACATCCTGCATCTCGCGCACCGCCTGCCGCGTCCACTTGTCAGAGTGGCCAAAGGCTGCGGACAGCGCCTTAATTGACATGTACGGCGCGGTATGCCGTAATTCATATACGGTTGTCATACGCGTTCACCTCCTATTTTCACCCTCCTAAAATATCGTATTCCATGTGTCAAAATACAATTATTTCGTATTTTCAGCGCAAAAAATAAAATCCATAGGTATCTTGGAAAATTCACTAATTTTCCTAAGTTGTGAAACGCTTGGAGATGAATTCCCCTTTTCCCAGTTTAAAATTGTGTTTTTTGACACCCCAAGCGCTGACGCAAGCTCCTCTTGCGTCAAGCCCGCATTTACCCTGCAGGCTTGTATTGATACATAAAATTCCGGCATCGGCATTCTTATCACCTCCTCTGATACGATAAAATTGTATCTGATAAGATCATAGTACAATAATATCGTATTGTCAACGCAAAAATCACATTTTTTTTGGATTTCAGTTGATAAAGATACGATTTTGCAATATAATAATAAGCATAAAAGATGGAAGGCGGTGAACGCGATGGGAAGTAATATCAGTCAAAACGATATTTTTGCAAAGAATTTAAAAAGGCTTGTATCTAACTCAGGAAGGAGCCAGAAGGAAATAGCGCAGGCGCTAGGAGTCACGTACAGCACTTTTAATACGTGGTGTAGAGGAAAGGCAATCCCGAGCATGGCAAAAGTGCAGGCTGTTGCAGAGTATTTTGGCGTTGGTAAATCCGACCTTCTTGACACGCAAGAAGATGCGATGCATTACTATCTTGACGATGAAGCCCGTGAGCTGGCGGAATTCTTGCACAAAAACCCGGGGCATCGCGTTTTATTTGACGCCTCCCGCAAAGTAAAGCCGGAAGATATAAAGATGGTCAAAGAGTTGATTGACCGGCTTGGTGACGATTATGACGGCTGATCACAGAGTTATATACATGGATTTCCCGGGGCGGATGCACTCTTTTGTAGTCACCAGCGCAAACGATTTTTACACTATAGTAATTAACAGCCGAATTTCCCACGCGCAACAGCTCGAGGCGTATCTGCACGAATTAGCACATATCACGGCGGGCGACTTTGAGAAGCAAAGCCCGGCCGATTTGATAGAAATTTATGCCCACAAGGCCGAAGGCCTGTGAATAAATGAAAAAGCAAAAAAAAGGAGAAAGCGAATGAAAATGAAAATTGCGAAAAAACTTATTGTACTGTGTGCCGCTGGCGTGATCGGCGCAACTGCTCTGGCCGGATGCGGAAGCTCCGCCAGCGATTCCACCAAAAAGGAGGCAGCCACCGAACAGAAGAAAGAATATAAAAAAGTGACCGCGAAGCAGATGCAGAAAGATCTGGACGCAAACGCGCTGAATGCATCGAAGAAATATAAAGACAAATATATAGCAATGTCCGGAAAATTTGATACTGTGGACAGCTCCGGAGACTATTTCACGGTTGTCGGCGGCGATGATGATATTATAGGCATCATGTGCAACATCGATGACAAGCTGCAGGAAAAGGTGTCAAAAATCAAGAAGGGCAAAAAGGTGGTCGTGAAAGGCCAGGTCACAGACGTGGGAGAAACACTTGGTTATACCATGACGGCGGAAAGCGTAACTGTAGCAAAATAAAAAAAGACAGCAAAAACGCCCGGGGATAAAAGGGGGAATCCTCGGGCGTTTTGCGTTATGCCTATATAACAAAGAAAGGAGGTTAATGAAAAAATATGAGTAAAACAAATCTCCGCACCTGTATTATATCATCATTGCTATCCGCTTGACTACTCCAGGAGGTGAATTTTTTATGTGGGTAGAGAAAACAAATTCCGGGAAGTTCCGGATGGTCGAAAGATACGAGGACTACTTGACCGGGAAAGAGCGCCGGGTATCTGTGACTTTCGAAAAAGACACACGGGCGGCCAGAAAAATTGCATATGATGCCTTGATGGAAAAGCTAAAAAAAGCGCAAAGGCAGCAGCCGAAAAATGACGGATTACGCCTCGGTGATCTGGCGGAGATGTACACTGCGCGTATCGCAGAGGAATTCCGGGCAAGCACGGCCAGAAGTGTGAAAAGCATTATAGCGCATGTGGTTGAATTTGTCGGTCGTGACGTGCTTATAGAGCGCCTGAATGCCAGGGACGTCCGGGAAAGGCTTGCTGGATCCGGGAAGCCGCCGCAGACCGTTAACACGTACATCAAAAAATACAAGGCCATGATGCGTTGGGCTTACCGCGCGGAATACATCAAGGATATATCATATCTTGACCGGATCACGCCAGTAAAAGTTCCGCCAAAGGGGAAAGATGTATCCGAGAAATATCTGGAACCGGAAGAATTACGGAAGTTAATTGAATCTATCGACTATGAGCCATATAGGCTTTTGGTGGAATTCCTCGCGCTGACCGGTCTGCGTTTTGGAGAGGCCGCCGCGCTTGATCGGGCAGATGTTGACATCGGCAGAAAAATAATTAGTGTATATAAAACGTATGACAGCAGGCTGCATGCATGCAGGACACCCAAAACGGCCGGAAGCATCCGCGATGTCCACATACAGCCGGAATTGATGCATGTAATTAAACGGATCCGCCCGGCAATGCTCCGCCAGCAGATGGTATATCAATATAAAGACAAAGGCTTTTTGTTTTGCGGGAAGTCTGGCGAAAGGATTATGGAAGATGCCCTTCGTGCATTTTTGA